TTCAGAATACGAAGGGACGTATGGTTGGTTACAAAGACCATAAGACATATGGTGACATTTCCTCTTATGAGAACTCACCATCGGACAACACAAAATTCTATCTCACACTTGGTACAAACTCATGAACGAAAGAGCAGAAAAACTTAACGGTCGTGCAGCAATGATTGGATTTGTTGCAGCAGTCGGTGCATATCTGGTCAGTGGTCAGATTATTCCTGGAATCTGGTGAATGATCTTTTAATTGTATCAGCAATTATGATAGGGGGCTTCATCGTAGCAGCCCTTCTGACTGACGACGTAGACGACGATGATCAAGATGGTGGAATGATGATTCCAGCATACCAGAGACCTCAATAAGGGGTCTCTTTTTTTGCCTCTAAATAAAGTCATACAGTAAACTTTTATGGAAGAAGATATCCCCTATATCCAGCTAGACTTAGATGTTGAGGATGTTCGGATTCTTTATGCAGCCGTAAACAAGCACCTTGAAGTTTGGGCTGGTGGAAAAGCCGAAGATCAGGAGAATTTAGTCAGAATGAAGTTCTTCTTATTTCGGGTCTTGACAGAATTTAGTTACGACAGCAATCCTTACCATGGCGACTAGAAAGCCAATTGTTGGCCAACCAGAAAACAGAAACTTTCTTTCACCAACAGGTTTTACCTTTATGGTGAATAGAGCACCTCACCTGCAATTCTTTGGGAGAAAGGTCAACGTCCCTTCAATCAGCCACGACTACGTTGTTCAGGAAAACTATCTGAGGGGAATTCCTCTTCCTGGAACTCGATTGGAGTTTGAAGATCTGCAAGTTGAGTTTCTGGTTGATGAGGATCTGCAGAACTACATGGAGATCCATAAGTGGTTATATGGAATTGGTTATCCAGACAGCCTTGATCAGATTTATGATTGGCAACAGGATCGCGATGCACCAATTGAGCAGGCAGAACGTTCTCAACTGAACCTTTACTCTGATGGAACGATGAACATCAACAACTCATCGAACATCCCATCATTTAAAGTAAAGTTTCAAAACCTCTTTCCCGTCAGTCTCACAACTCTTGATTTTGATGCATCACTAACCGACTTGGATTATCTGAAAGCGGTTGCCACATTCAAATATACCTATTATACTATTGAAGAGATTACTTCCTGTTGTTAATGATTGATCTTGAGACTCTGCAGAACATGTGGAAGAACGACACCAAGATTGATCGTGACAACCTACATGAAGAATCTCTCAACACTCCAACACTTCATGCAAAATACTTTGAAGTGTATAACAACGTCTTTCTGTTGAGAGCAAAGGCAGAGAAGAGAAGGTCTGCCATTTACCACAGCAGATACGAATATTACACAGGGAAGGCTGACCCAGAGGTTTACATTGAGAACCCCTTTCCAAAGAAGATCAGAGATAAAGAAACTCTTGCAAAGTATCTGGAAGCAGATGAGGAACTCTCAACAGCAAAGTTGAAGGTGACTTATTACGACACAATGTTGAACTTCCTTGAAGACATCATTAAACAACTCCATCAGAGAAATTACCAGATCAAGAATGCCATTGATTACATGAAATTCCAGTCTGGACTTGGGTAAATAAATAACCAAAGGTGAACCCCTTTGTGAATGGACGTAATCATTGAGAAGATTAATGAGGTGTTTCTTCGCTTGGAGATCTCCGAACCTCACATTGAGATGGAAATAAGAGAAAGATTTACTTTCGAAGTTGAGAACATGAAGTTCATGCCTCAATTCCGTAAGAGAAACTGGAATGGAGAAATACATCTCTTCGACAGCAGAAAGAAAACTCTTTACGTTGGATTGTTGGATAAACTGGTTGCGTTCCTGGACAACCAAGATTACTCTTATCAATTCAAGAATAACAAGTTTTATGGTCTTCCCTTCGAAGTCAATGAGATGATTTCTCAGGAGGGTGTAAAGGACTTCATGAGTGCCATTGCTCCTGAGATTAGACCAAGGGATTATCAGATTGATGCGGTTTATGGTGCTCTGAGGTTTAACAGAAAACTCATTCTCTCACCAACAGGATCGGGTAAGTCTTTGATGATTTACTCTGTGGTTAGATTTCATGTTGGTCTGAGAAGAAAGGTTCTTCTGGTGGTTCCCACAACATCTCTTGTGGAACAGATGTTCAAAGACTTTGAGAGTTATGGTTGGGATGCCAGCAATCATTGTCACAGGATTTATCAGGGAAGAGAAAGAACCAATGTCAATGAGGTGACCATCACCACTTGGCAGTCTGTTTATAAAGAAGACAGAAGTTTCTTTGAACCTTACGATGTCATCATCGGAGACGAGGCGCACCTTTTTAAGAGTAAGTCTCTCATCTCCATCATGACCAAGTTACACCATGCCAAACATCGTTATGGGTTCACAGGGACCCTGGATGGGACACAGACCCATAAGTGGGTGTTAGAGGGGTTGTTTGGACCCTCTTACAAGGTTACACAGACCAAGAGGTTACAGGATGAGGGACACCTGGCAACCCTGGACATTCAATGCATTGTTCTGAAACACACTCCTCAGACATTTGAAGCCTTTGAGGATGAAGTCCAGTTTATTATTGGACACACCAAAAGAAGTAAGTTCATCTCTAACTTGGCACTTGACCTGAGTGGAAACACACTGGTTCTCTTCTCAAGAGTTGAAAGTCATGGTGCCATCCTTTATGAGATGATAAATAATAAAGCCAAGGAAGGAAGAAAAGTTTTCTTCATTCATGGTGGAGTTGATGCAGAAGACAGAGAGGAAGTTAGAAAGATTACTGAAACAGAGGACGACGCAATCATTGTTGCCTCTTATGGAACTTTCTCAACAGGCATCAACATCAAGAACCTTCACAACGTGATCTTTGCCTCTCCATCAAAGAGTAGGATTAGAAACCTACAATCTATTGGTCGAGTCCTTAGAAAAGGCAATAATAAAGTCAAAGCAAAACTGTTTGACATTGCTGATGACTGCACTAAAGGATATAGAAAAAATTACACTCTCAACCATTTCATTGAAAGAATCAAAATTTATGTCTCTGAAGAGTTCAATTATGACATCACAACTGTTGACATGAAAGACGACTAGAAAAGGAGTAAGCCTATGATCGAAGATGATTTCTACGCCACAATCAAGTTTAAATCTGGTGAGGAGATCTTTAGTAAAGTTGCAGCTGCTGAGGAAGAAGACAGAACACTTCTGATTTTATCTCATCCAACGGTAATTGATCTGATTACTGTTCGTGGAAAAGAAGCTGGTTATAAGATGGAAGCTTGGTTAAAGAGTACCAGTGATGACATGTTTATTGTTGACATGGATGAGGTCATGACCATCTCTGAATCAACAGACATTGAGATGATTGTTTATTACCAGGAATTCGTAAGAAGATCTTCTAAAACAAACCACACCAACCTTGACCGTAAGATGGGATATATCTCGACTGTAAATGAAGCTAAAGCGTCCTTAGAGAGGATCTTTGAGCTCGAATCAGATAAGCCTGCTTAAAGTATTCTTAGCCCCTTTATCAAGACAAAAGCATTTTAACAAAACAAAAGAACTCTTGTAAAGTTCTTCCCTTTTGACACAAAGGTCTAATTGGGTTATCCTTTATTGAGATGAAGGAAACATATGGTTGTTTCGAGTTATGGTACTATGGCAAAGCCCAAGGCAAAAGAACATTACATCAATAACAAGGATTTCTTGGATGCCTTGGAAAATTACTTCGCTCTTGTTCAACGAGAAGCAGAGAAGAATGGAATTGCAAAAGAGTGCATTAAAGACTGGAAAGAGAAACCACCCATTCCTCGTTACATCGGAGAATGTTTCCTGAAGATGGCAAACCGACTGTCATTCAAACCGAACTTTGTGAATTACATGTTCAAGGATGACATGATCTGTGACGGCATTGAAAACTGTGTCCGTTACATGCACAATTTTGATTCTGAGAAATCCAAGAATCCCTTTGCTTATTTCACTCAAATCATTTACTTTGCCTTCCTTCGTCGGATCTCGATGGAGAAGAAACAACTTGAGATCAAGAATAAGATTCTGGAGAAGACTGACTTTGATGAAGTCTTCGATGCCAATGAGCTTGACAGTAACAACTGGAGTGATTACAATTCGATCAAGGATGCCGTTCACAACAAGTTGCGTTATCAATGAAGGTTGCAATCATAACGGACACACATTACGGTGCCCGTAAGAACTCTAAATTATTTCATGATTACTTTGAGAAGTTCTATAATGAGATCTTCTTTCCAAAACTCGAAGAGGAGGGAATCACCACAGTAATTCACATGGGTGATTGCTTTGATTCCAGAAAGGGTGTGGACTTCACAGCCCTCGCTTGGGCCAAGAGAGTTGTTTTCGATCCTCTCAAAGAGAAGGGGATTACGATGCACCTTATGGCTGGTAATCATGATTGTTACTACAAGAACACTAACTCGGTAACATCTGTCGATCTTCTTTTGAGTGAGTACGAAAATGTCAAAGTTTACACGGAAGCAACTGAAGTCAATGTGGAAGGAAGGGACATTCTCTTCATCCCCTGGATCAACTCCGAAAATGAAAATGACACTCTCAACAAGATTAAGGATAGCAGTAGCGAGTGCGCGATGGGGCACCTTGAGCTCAAAGGATTTAGAGCTCATCGAGGCTGCATCATGGAAGATGGTCTTGATGGCTCCTGCTTTGAGAAGTTCAGGGTGGTCTACTCGGGGCACTTTCACACTCGATCGGATGATTCTCGAATCTTCTATCTCGGGAACCCCTACGAAATGTTCGCCAACGATGTACTCGATAAGCGTGGCTTTCACATCTTTGAAACAGAAACTCTTCAGAAAACGGAAGTAAATAATCCTTACAGGATGTTTTATAACATCTACTTTGAGGATAGTGATTACCAACTTCTTGACACTTCAGAACTTTCTAACAAGATTGTCAAGGTGATTGTTCGTAAGAAGACTGATGTTCAGAAGTTTGAGAAGTTCATTGATAAGATCTTCTCGGCTGGACCTGCTGAAATGAAGGTCGTTGAGAACTTCCAGTTGATTGAGGCAGAAGACTTTGAAGCAGAAGAATCAGAGGACACCATGTCCATTCTGGCTCGTTATGTGTCTGAGTCTGAAACCGAACTCGACAAGGGTGTAATTCAGAATCTTATCCGAGAGGTCTATCAAGAAGCATGTGAGGTAATCTGATGTTCATCATCACCATTCAGGGACACGAAAAGGAAGGAGCTTACTCAGTCATCGACGAGGATGGTGAAGAGGTTCTGTATATCTTTGAAGAGGAAGATGATGCAATCCGTTATTCTCTTCAGTTGGAGGAGATGGACTATCCTAAGATGAAAGTTATGAAAGTTGAGAATGATATAATGGTAAAGACTTGTGAGATGCATGGACATCGTTATGCCATAATCACAAAAAATGATATTGTAATTCCTCCTGAAATCCCACATGATCCTTTTTCATAATGTCTCCTGGTGTAACTTTCTGAGCACAGGTAACACACCTTCAACAGTTAAGTTGGACAGCCATTCAACCACAATGATCATGGGATCCAATGGGGCAGGTAAGTCCACGATTCTTGATGCTCTTTGTTTCTCACTTTATGGGAAGGCATTCCGTAAGATCAATAAACCACAGTTGGTGAACAGTGTCAATGAGAAGGGTTGTTTGGTGACAATTGAGTTCTCTGTGAATGAAACTCAGTGGAAAGTTGAGAGAGGAATTAAACCAAATGTCTTCAAGATTTATAGAGACGGAAAAGAATTAGACCAGAAGGCAAATGTTGCTGACCAACAGAAGTGGTTGGAACAGACTGTTCTGAAGATGAATTACAAGAGTTTCACACAGATTGTGATTCTTGGATCTTCAACCTTTGTTCCGTTCATGCAACTCCCCATCAACTCTCGGAGAGAAGTTGTGGAGGACTTGTTGGACATTAAGATCTTCTCCTCAATGAACGTGGTCATCAAGGATAAGATTCGAAACATCAAATCAGAAATCAAAACTCTTGAACTCAGAAAAGAGTCTTTGATGGATAAAGTTTCAATGCAAGAAGAGTTTATTCGACAGATCGAACAGGACAGTAAGGAACTTATTGATGGTAAGTTGGCGAAGATTAGAGTCTTGGAACAGGAGTCAGATCTGAAACTTGAGGAGAATAATCGACTGAACAGTGAGGTTAATGATCTCCGTGAGGAGATGGCAAAGTTTGAAGGAGCGAGTGATGCACTGAGGAAGTATGGAACGATCAAAGGCAAACTCTCTCAGAAGATTTCTGCAATTGTTGAGGAACATAAGTTCTTCACAGAGAACAAGGTTTGTCCCACATGTGAACAGGACATTGAAGAGTCGTTTCGTATAAATAGAATTGGAGACTCTCAAGATAAGGCGAAGGAATTACAGAAAGGGTTCGAAGAACTCAAACTGGCAATCGAAAAAGAAGAACAAAGAGAGTCCAACCACAAGTCGATTTCACTGGAGGTTACTTCACTTCTTAATGGAATTTCTAAGAACCATACTCAAATCTCTTCATGTCAGAAACAAATCCGAGATCTTGAATCTGAAATTCAAACAATTAACGACAGATCAGAAGATCGAAATTCTGAACATGACAAGTTAGAGTCCTTTAGAAGGAGTCTCCAAGAGACTTACGAGGAACTCGGTAACCAGAGGGAGAGTGTTTCTTACCACGACTTCACCTACAGTCTTCTAAAAGACGGGGGAGTAAAATCCAAGATCATCAAGAAGTACCTTCCTCTTATCAACCAGCAGGTCAACAAGTACCTGCAACGAATGGATTTTTACATCAACTTTAAACTGGATCAAGAGTTTAACGAGAAGATTGAAACTCCAATTCACGAAGACTTTACTTACGCTTCTTTCTCAGAAGGAGAGAAGGCGAGAATTGACCTTGCTTTGATTCTTGCCTGGAGAGAAGTGGCAAGGTTCAAGAACTCAGTCAACACCAATCTGATTTTGTTTGATGAGGTGTTTGATTCTTCACTTGACTCTGCTGGATCTGAAGAGTTGATGAAGATTCTTCGTTATGTGATCAAGGATGCAAATGTCTTTGTCATCACACATAAGACTGAAAACAGTGACAAGTTCTCAAGAGTTCTTGAGTTTGTCAAAGAAAAAGGTTTCTCTCGTGTAGTTTCTTGATGTTCTGTTCAGTTTCATGTGTTTTTTACAAATGTTAGTGTATTATGACAAACTCCACTAAATAATGACGTTGTTAGGAATTCACTGAATGATTTGGAACTTACTTTGGAAAGTAAAGAAATTTGATTCTTCCGAACAAATCGTGGATAACATCCAAGATATTCAAGACGATCAGTTATCTCATTACTACCAATGTATAGTTGAGTGTGACCTGGAGCAACATGTTTGTAAACGGAGGTGTAAGCATCTTCTTCTTACTTAGTTTTAAATTTTCCAAGGAGGCAAAAACCGAGTGCCCCGTCGAGAGGTGGGGATGGTGACTTGAATGCTAAATTGAGTTACAAAGGCGCCGAGACCACCCCCCACGGGGTGGTTTTTTATGTTATGGTGTAACCACTGAAACGAACAACCATGATCAACCTGGAGACCAAGGGAATTCTCGCCAAGCTTCTGGCAACCGAGAACTTGGTGGTTGAGCACCAACCCGTTGAGACCGCATCCTTCAACGTTGAGACCCGTGTCCTGACTCTCCCTCAGTGGGAGAGGGCATCTGAGGTTGTTTATGATCTCCTGGTGTGTCACGAAGTTGGTCACGCACTCTACACTCCCAATGAAGACTGGGAAACAAAAATCAAAGCAAGCCAATCTTACCTGAACGTTACTGAAGACGCAAGGGTTGAGAAACTGATGAAACGTAAGTTTGGTGGGCTTCCAAAGACCTTCTTCAAAGGTTATCAAGAACTGTCTGAACAGGACTTCTTTGACCTTGAGAATGAGGACATTGCCAAGATGAACCTCGTTGATCGTATCAATCTTCACTTCAAGATTGGTCACTTTGTTGAGATCCCTTTTCACAATGATCGTGAACTTGAGATTGTTGATCTTGTCTCCAAGTCTGAGACCTTTGAAGATGCTCTGAACGCAGCTGAGGTTCTTTATGAATACTGTAAGGAACAGAAGAAAGATCAAATTCAAGAACCAAAGGAATCTCCCCAAGGTCAATCTGGATCTTCTCAAGAACAATCCAAAGGTGGGACCTCTTCTCAATCGCAATTTGAGAACGATGAAGACTCTGAGACTGAACAGGAAAGTGATGGTCAGAGTGATGAAGTTGAGGAGGATGAAGAGTTTGGTGATGATGATGAGGTGAAGACTGATAACGCTTTTACAGAGAACACCAAGAAGTTCATCAATAAGAACAAGACTGGTAATCGTAGGTATTACGAACTTGGTGAACTTTATATGAAAAACATTGTTGTTTCTAACAAAGAGATTCATCAAGTCGCTGACTCCTGGTTCTCTGATTACATCAACAATGAACTCGCCTTTACAGATAGTGAGTTTAACTTCTTCAAGAAGTCTGCACAATCTGAAGTCAACTTCTTGGTCAAAGAGTTTGAGATGAAGAAGTCAGCTGACCAATACTCACGAACTTCTGTCGCCAAGACTGGTGTTCTTGATTGTTCTAAACTTCACACCTACAAGTACAGTGAAGATCTCTTCAAGAAGATCAATGTTGTCCCTGATGGTAAGAACCATGGTCTGATCTTCATTCTTGATTGGTCTGGTTCGATGGGTAATGTTCTCATCCCCACTCTCAAGCAACTGTTCAATCTGATCTGGTTCTGTGACAAAGTTCAGATCCCATTTGATGTTTACGCTTTCACAAACTCTTACAGGTTTGTCACTCGTTATGATCAAGAGGCTGCACCGTGCAGTGAAGCAGTTCAAGGTAAGATTGCAATCACACCAGACTTCTCTCTGATGAATCTTCTTACAAGCAAAGTTCGTAAGAATGTTCTTGACAAACAGATGAAGAACCTCTGGAGACTTGCTTATTCCTTCACCAGGGCTGTGAATTTCTCTTTCCCCAACCAACTTGGACTTTCTGGAACTCCTCTGAATGAGGCACTTGTCTGTCTTCATAAACTGATTCCTCAGTTCAAGAAGGACAACAATGTCCAGAAACTTCACACCATTGTTCTGACTGATGGTGAGGCACATTCCTTGTCTGTTTATGACAGAAGGTGGAATGATTGGCGGAACAAGTGGGAAGTTACCACAACTTACCTTGCTCATGGTGGTGATTATCTCCGCAATCGTAAGACTGGCCACACTTATGAGTTGCCAAGTGTTTACGTTGAGTTCACCAAAGTTCTTCTTGATGACCTCCGTCAAACATTCCCTGATGTCAATCTGATTGGAATTCGTGTCTGTGGAACTCGTGACATTCGCAGAGTGAAGCAGATGTTTGGTGAGTTCTGTGGTGAAGAGGAAGTGAAGAAGATCAGGAAAGAGAAGTTCCACACAATGAAAGACACTGGTTACACCAGTTACTTCCTCATGGTTGATTCCGCCCTGGAAACTGACACCAGTTTTGATGTGAGTGTGGATGCCACAAAGACACAGATCAAGAGAGCTTTTATGAAGAGCCTCAAAGGTAAGGCACTAAATAAAAAAGTGCTAAGTCAGTTCATGGACCTGGTTTGTTAAGGTTCGTTACGGTCCCCTCACATCCCTTGTTTTGGGGGTGAGGGGTGTTATGATGTATCTATCGAACAAACAACCTCCTATGTCCCTTTCCACTAAGACCATTGTTGAGTCCCTCATGGAACTCTATGGTGAGAGTGTAACCACAGCCGATCTCAAGGGATATGCGGCCATGAACGGTACCACTTATGCGACCCTGGCTCGTAAGTTGGAAGAGTACAAGATTGGTCGTGGTAAGTGGAACCTCACAGTTAAGCAAACGCTCGAAAAGACCTTCAATGCTCCAGATGCAAAACCAGTGAGTGTCCAGAATCTGGTACCAGAATGTGATCCAAACTACGTTCCTTTCGGAAGTTTCACTGATGTTAAACGCATTATCAAGTCTGGTATTTTCTATCCTACTTTTGTTACAGGACTTTCTGGCAACGGTAAGACCTTATCAATCGAGCAAGCATGTGCCCAACTCGGACGTGAGCTTATTCGTGTCAACATTACAATCGAAACTGACGAAGACGATCTTATTGGTGGTTTCCGTCTTGTTAACGGTGAAACTGTCTTTCATCGTGGGCCAGTCGTCGAAGCTCTTGAACGTGGAGCTGTACTACTTCTAGACGAACTTGATCTCGCATCAAATAAGATCATGTGTCTTCAGTCCGTTCTTGAAGGTAAGGGTGTTTACCTGAAGAAAGTTAATGAGTTGGTCAAACCCGCTAAAGGTTTTCAGATCTTCGCCACGGCAAACACCAAAGGTAAGGGATCTGAGGATGGTCGTTTCATCGGGACTAATGTTCTCAACGAAGCATTCCTTGAGCGTTTCCCTGTCACCTTCGAGCAAGAGTATCCCACAGTGGCAACTGAACTGAAGATGCTTCTTCTCCACTCAGCTTCTGTTGGTCTCCACGATGAGCGTTTCCTCAAGAAACTTTGTGACTGGGCAGACATCATCCGTAAGACATTCAATGATGGTGGTGTTGATGAGGTTATTTCAACCCGTCGTTTGGTTCACATCGTCAAGGCTTATTCGATCTTTGGTAACAAACAGAAAGCACTTGAGGTTTGTGTGAACCGATTTGATGATGAGACCAAACAAGCATTCATTGACCTTTATGATAAGGTTGATGGTGACTTTGTGACTCAGGAGATTGACACTTATCACAATGAGGGTTAGGATTAAAGTAATTGTGTGAAACTTTATGATTGGACTTACTGACGATGAATATGAGCAACTGAAAAGGGAGGGGTTTGAATACACCCCTCCAGTTGATGATTACGAACACACCCCTGAATATTATGACCGAATGAGAAACGTAGACCCAGATCGAATCAACTTTACTGATGGAACTGTGAGTGTCAATCTTGACGATAAGGTTAGTCCCGCACATTACTGGAAGTATAATGAAGACCTGACCCTCAATGAGGTAAAAGAATACTTGTCAGGAACTTACAAATCGCATTATACTTCTAAGGACTCGAAGACACAAACTCTTGATTTGATTGAGAGCATTGGTGATGGTGAAGCTTTCTGCCGTTCAAACGCAATCAAGTATCTTTCGAGATTTGGTAAGAAGGATGGAAAGTCTAAACGAGACATCCTAAAAGCAATTCATTATTGTATCCTTCTTTATCACTTCGCTGGACTTCACCAACAACAAAACAACTACAACTTCTGATAAATGAAACTCTCTGAGACTACACTAAATCTTCTGAAGAACTTTAGTTCTATCAACCAGTCCATTCTGTTCAAGTCTGGGACCAAACTCAGAACAATTTCAGTTATGAAGAACATCCTGGTTGAAGCTACTGTTTCTGAAGACTTCCCCCGTGACTTTGGTATCTATGATTTGAACCAATTCCTTCAAGGAATGTCACTTCACTCTTCTCCTGAACTTGACTTCGCTGAAGATGAGTTTGTGACCATCCGAGAAGGTAAGATGCGTTCTAAGTATTTCTTCGCTGACCCTTCTGTCATTGTGTCTCCTCCAGAGAAAGAGATCAATCTTCCCTCTGAAGATGTGTCCTTTGATCTGACATCACAACAACTGGAGAAACTGAAGAAGGCTGCATCTGTTTATCAACTCCCTGACATCTCAGCAATCGGTGAGGCTGGTGTTGTTAAGTTGGTTGCTCGTGATAAGAAAAATGGAACTTCTAATGACTTCTCCATCGTTGTTGGTGAGACAGATCAGGAGTTTGTCTGTAACTTCAAAGAAGAGAACCTGAAGATTATTCCTGGCAATTACGCAGTTACAATTTCCAGTAAACTTCTTTCTAAGTTTGAGAACACAGGATTGGATGTTGTTTATTATGTCGCTCTTGAACCCGACTCAAAGTTCAACTAAATCGATTGATGTCCCTCTGAGAATTATAGGCAGTGCTCTTGTGATCACTGCCTATTTTGTTGTCTTGCATGTCAATGTGATTCTTGGTGTGATTCTTCACTTTGTCGCTGACCTTATTTCGATTCCTTACTTTGTTCGCACAAAGTCCTGGGATGTGGTTATAATGCTTACGTTTCTACTTGTGATCTCTTTATCTAAATTGTTATGAGACATATTCTCTTCACCTTGAAGGGTTGTCCTTTTGGTCTGTTGGACGATGAGGCACATATTCGTAATGTCCTTACTAATGCTGCCACATTATCTGAGAGCACTCTCCTTGGAATTCAATCTCACAAGTTTCAACCTCAAGGAGTCACTGCTGTCGCTCTTCTTGCGGAGTCTCATATCAGTATTCACACTTGGCCAGAGAATGGTATGGCGATATGTGACGTTTTTACATGTGGTGATCACACAAACCCTAGGTCTGGGGTAAGGTACATGTATGAAGCCATGGGGGCAAAAGACATGGTTTCCGAACTCTTTACGAGACCCTTACAATGAACATCTTCGTAACTGATCCCGATCCAATTAAGTCTGCAGTGGTTCTTCCTGACAAACACATTGTCAAGATGCCATTGGAGACTTGTCAAATGCTTGCCATTGTTTGTTCTGACAAGTGGGGTCATGGGTTTGGTACTCTTCCTAAGTCTGACGGGACACCCTACGCAACTGACAAAGGTGCCTTCCGTAACCACCCCTGTACGGTCTGGGCTAACTCTTTTGTGATGAACTGGCAGTGGCTCCTTCATCATGGTCTTGCTCTCTGTGAGGAGTACAGATCTCGATATGGTAAAACACACACATGCCACAACACACTCCTTGAAGCAAAGAAGATTCTCCCCACAGGAGACCCTACAGGACGATCTGGAAAGAGTCCTCAACAGTTTGTCTTTGCAGGACCTGATGAGTTTAAATTGGACACATCAATAGACATCTATGACAAATACAAGATGTACATTTCATCTAAACCTTGGGTAAAGGATAATTACCTTCGTTGTCCTGATCGTAAACCAGAATGGGTATGAAACTCTTAGAAAGAATTGATGAACTCTCAAAGATCGGATTGACTGATGAGGGTGTCTGTAGAAAGTCTGGATCCAAAGAAGATCAAGAAGCAAGAGATCTGGTGGTCCGATGGATGATGGAAGATGGTCTCACTGTTCAGAATGATGAACACGGGAACATTATTGGTCGCCTGGATGGTGAAGGACCACCCATCGTGACTGGTTCTCACATCGACACAGTGGCCACTGCTGGTAAGTACGATGGTGTGTTGGGTGTTCTCGCTGGTCTGGAGGTTGCAAGGACTCTGAAGGGTTCTCTCAAGAGCCCTCTGGAGGTCATTGTGTTTGATGATGAAGAAGACACAATGAGAGGGTCCATTGGTTACACAAAGGACAAACCAGACATCAAAGCTTTCCTGGAAGTTCATGTGGAACAGGGTCCAGTTCTGGATGTTCAACAACTGGACATTGGTGTGGTGACTGGTATTGTTGGTCAACGAAGATGTTCATTCACTGTCAATGGTAAAGAGAATCATGCTGGAACCACACCAATGGGCATGAGGGATGATGCTCTTTACAAAGCATCTGAACTTGTTGTTTATGTCAGTGACATGGCCAATGAGATGTATGATGGACTGGTGGCAACAGTTGGTCATCTCAATGTGTCACCAAATGCCTTCAGTGTTATTCCTGGAAGAGTCGATCTTACACTTCAGATAAGAGATTTGTCTGTTGAGAACATGGAAGGTTTTGTAGAGAATGTCTCAAACATGTTTGAACTTGATTACAAGGTTGAACATTCCTCAAACCCAGCAATTTGTGATGAGGGAATCAAAGAGATCATCAAGTCTGTCTCTCAAGACTTGGATTTGAAACACATTGAGATGCCTTCAAGAGCATCACATGACGCTCAGAACTTTACATTTTGTCCCATGGGAATGATTTTTGTTCCTTCCATTGGTGGTGTCAGTCATTCTCCTTTGGAGAGGACATCTGACAAACATTGTGAAGATGGAGTGAGAGTTCTAACTGAGGTTATTAGAAAAGTTGATCAAATCTGAATCGCACCTGGTGGTGTGTTATAATCTTATTATCCTGAGGAAAGTTGATGAGTCGTAATGAATTTGTGTGGGTTGAGAAGTATCGTCCACAGACAATTGATGAGTGTATCCTCCCCGACAACATCAAGAAGACTTTCAAGGACTTCTTGGAACAGGGTGAGGTACCAAACCTGTTACTTTCTGGACCACCTGGATGTGGCAAGACCACTGTCGCTAAAGCACTTTGTAATGAATTAGGAGTTGATGTTTATGTCATTAATGGATCCGATGAGGGGAGATTCCTTGATACCGTCAGAAATAATGCGAAGAACTTCGCTTCGACCGTCTCGCTTTCTTCAGCTGCTAAACACAAAGTCATCATCATTGACGAAGCAGATAACACATCAAACGACGTTCAACTCGCCTTACGGGCATTTACTGAGGAGTTTGTTGGCAACTGTCGCTTCATCTTCACCTGTAACTACAAAAACAAAATCATCCAACCACTTCACAGTCGATGTGCGGTCGTGGATTTTGCTATCCGCGGAAAAGACAAACAGTCCCTCGCCGCAAAGTTCTTCGAAAGAATCCAAGAAATCCTCACAGAAGAAAGGGTCTCTTTCGAACCTAAGGTTCTGGCGACGCTGATTCAAAAACATTTCCCTGACTGGAGACGTGTCCTCAATGAGTGTCAACGTTACTCCAGCAGTGGAAAGATTGACGCTGGGATTCTTGCATCTTTCTCCAATGTCAAGACGGATGACCTCTTTGGTTTTCTCAAGGAAAAGGATTTCCCAGCAGTGAGAAAGTGGGTTGTTGAGAACTCTGATGGTGACAGTCATCACCTGTTTAGGACCATTTATGATGGAGCTTACACTCATCTAACTGGTCCTGGTGTTGCTGCATCTGTTCTAATTATTGCGAAATATTTGTATCAGTCAGCCTTTGTTGCCGATCAAGAGATAAATACACTTGCTTGTCTAACCGAAATTATGGTGGAGTGTGAATTCAAATGAATGTAAAAGTGATGCGTACTAACATTGGTGAGGAAGTAATCTTTACCCTTATCAATGAAGATGAGAACACCCTTGAGATCGAAAACGCACTGGTTGCTGTACCAAACGCACAGGGATCTATCGGTTTTGGTGCTTGGTCTTATCTTCAAAAGAAAGACACAACAATCGCTGTTAATAAACAGTTCGTCGTTTATGTCATTGACGCGAATGATGAGGTTGTTGAGAATTATGAGAAAATCTTTTCTCCCATCCAAACCCCTAGTAAGAGCTTGATCCTATGAAAAGAGCAATTGCCTTAGCCATGTTACTTGCAGTTGGTTCTCCAGCGTTTGCGGACTACAGCCAATCTGGTGGAACTAAACAGACCAAGTGTTACAAGACTGTTTATCGTGAAGAGTATGTCCCTGGAACCAGAAGTAATCCTGGTTATGTGAGAAGGTGGACCGAGAAGAAGAGGGTTCCCTGTAAGAACCGGCGTCGCGGTCACCGTGGTAGCCATCAACACCATCACCACCAGACAAATCACAACCATGGTCGTGTCGATGACAATTCCTGTATCGAAGGAGCAGTTCTCGGTGGAATCGCCGGTGGTGGTGCTGGTGCAGCCCTCTCTCGTGGTGATGGACGTTGGTGGGCAATCCCCCTGGGAATTGTCGGTGGATCCATGGTAGGATGTCAAATTGATGGTGGTTGATTTATTATGGAATTGAAAGATTGGTTGAATTCAATCAATAACACAAAGAAGGATCTTCTTGAAGAGGATCCCTCTTTGTCAAAGGAGTACCCTCCTTTCATTATTAACAAGTGTTTGTCAGGTCACATGGATTCTGTTCTTTTCGCCAATGAAATGAACAAAGCCCACTTCCTTGATAAAGATATGCAATATTTGTTTTATCTAAATAGTCTGAGGAAACGACGGAGATTTTCTCCTTGGGTCCGAAAGGATAAGATTGAAGACCTAGATTGTGTTAAACAATACTATGGTTATAGTAATGAGAAAGCATCTCAAGTCTTGAAGATTTTATCTAGAGAACAAATTGACTTTATCAAGAAAAGACTTGACACTGGTGGAGTGAAATGAATCAAACGACTGAACCGCAGGTCAACTGGTCACAGGACCAAATGGTCGAAGTGAGGCTTAGTGAACCAGATGACTTCCTGAAGGTAAGAGAGACTCTGACGAGGATCGGAGTTGCTTCCCGTAAGGAAAAGAAACTGTATCAATCCTGCCACATTCTACACAAGCAGGGTAGATACTTCATTGTGCATTTCAAAGAGCTCTTTGCTCTTGATGGTAAGTACGCAAATCTTACAACTAATGATGTCCAAAGACGAAACAGAATTGCCAAACTCCTGACAGATTGGAACCTGATTCAAGTTGTTGATGAGAATTCAATTCTCAACATTGCTCCACTTAATCAAATCAAAGTCCTACCGTATAAGGAAAAGAGTGAGTGGGTTCTGGAACAGAAATACAACATTGGTAAGAGACCCAAGGTGGAGGGTGAAAACCAGTAATAAAAGTGGGGTTATCATCACCCCATTTTTTATGCTTGATGTTATAATTAGTATGTAAGAGGTTCGGGTTCTACGGAACCCCCTTTTACGCCAACGGTTGCCTTCGGGGACCACACAACACACTCGTCTAAAGGAGAGTACAATGTCCGTACTAGCACGTTACAACTCTGCGAACATCAATCAGTTGATGGAACGCCTACAAAAGAATACTATTGGAATGGATGATTATTTCGACCGTGTCTTTGGTGTCGAAGCTCAATCCTATCCTCCATACAACCTGGTCCAAGTCAATGAGGATGAATCTCTACTTGAGATGGCATTGGCTGGATTCACAGACCAAGAGGTAAAGGTCTACACGGAGAAGGGTAACCTTGTCGTTGAGGGTAAGAAGGCACAAGCCGATGATCGTGAGTATGTCCATCGTGGGATGGCACAACGGTCCTTTACCCGTACTTGGTCCATTTCTGAGGACACCGAAGTGTCTGGTGTGACCTTTGATAATGGTCTCCTGGTGGTCACTCTGACCCGTGTTGTTCCAGAGGCACGGAAGAAGCGTTTCTTCCTGGGTGGTGAATGATAAATAAAGTGACTCTACATCCGCAAACGTAGAGAGTGAGGGGTCTAAACACCCCTCTTTTTTTGCATTAAAATGATCAATAAAACTCATGATTAGACTTGTAGTTCTTAAAAGTGGTGAAGACTTGATTTGCGAAGTTGAGGAGATGGTGGTGGCTGAAAAGGTCGTCGGTTACTATCTCATCAACCCATGTGTGGCTTCAGTCTCTCCAGACAAGAGAATGGTGATTACTCCCTGGAAGCCCCTTTCAAGTGATACTAAGATTCCTGTGATCACTGATCACGTTCTTACTATCATCACCCCACTGACCACACTTTTGAATCTTTACGTTCAAACTTTGGAGAAATATGAAAATCGAAAATTTAAAAGTAGTCCTTCTAGTGAACAACCTGAGAATGGTGACACAGATAGAGGAAGTGACAGCGGATCTGGGAGAGCCAGACTGCAAGCTGACTGAACCTTTTGTTATCAATGATGACGGGACTTTGTCCCCATGGTTGTTGGATGTGACCAATGACAACACATTCATGATTCTTTCTGACAAGATCTTGACTTTGTGTGATCCAACTGGTAAGATTAAAGACAAATACGAGAACTTGGTGAAGGGATGAGATTTTACACGAATGTGACAGCTCTTGGAAATAACATCCTTGTCAGGGGTTATGAGAATGGTAGATCTGTCAAGTTCAAAGAGGAGTTTTATCCCACTCTTTTCGTAAAGTCAAACAAAGAATCAAAGTATAAAACCCTTGAGGGTGAGTCTGTTGAACCCATAAAGCCAGGTACCATTAGAGACTGCCGCGAGTTCTTCAAGAAGTATGATGGTGTCGATGGGTTCAAGATCTTTGGGAATGAGAAGTACATTTATCAGTACATCTCTGAGAAGTATCCTGAGGATGAGATCAAGTGGGACATGTCAAAGATCAATCTGGTCACGATTGACATTGAGGTCCAGTCTGAATATGGTTTCCCAGATCCATGGGAATGTAATGAGGAGATGTTGACAATCTCCATTCAAGATTACAACACCAAAGCAATAACAACTTGGGGAAGGAAGCCTTATTATCCCACTCAAGCCAACGTAACTTATCATCATTATTCAGATGAGCAGGAAATGCTTCGTGCTTTTCTGAATTGGTGGACGGTGAACACACCAGACATTGTGACTGGTTGGAACTGTCGTCTTTATGATATTCCTTATATCTGTGGACGGATCAGCCGGTTGTTCGGTAACAAGGTGATGAGGGAACTCTCTCCCTGGAATTATGTCAATCATGAGGAGATCACACTCAATGGTCGTCCACACAATGTGTTTGATCTGATTGGTATTTCTGTTCTCGATTACATGGATCTGTATAAGAAGTTTACTTATACGAACCAAGAGAGTTATCGATTGGATTACATTGCCTTGGTTGAACTTGGTCAGAAGAAACTGGATCACTCTGAGTTTGACACATTCAAAGACTTCTACCGTGGGAACTGGAAGAAATTTGTTGATTACAACATCGTTGACGTTGAACTGGTTGACAGACTTGAAGATAAACTGAGGTTGATTGAACTTGTCATCACAATGGCTTATGATGGTAAGGTGAACCTCAGAGATCCGATGTTCCAGGTTAGACTCTGGGACGCGATCATTTATAACTATCTGAAGAAACACAATGTTGTGATTCCCCAGATGGACAGGTCTGAGAAAGAGTCCAAATTTGCAGGTGCTTATGTCAAGGAACCGGTTCCTGGAGTCTATGATTGGGTTGTCAGTTTTGACCTTAACTCTCTCTACCCTCATCTTATTATGCAGTACAATATCTCACCCGAGACTCTTCAGGAGTCTCGACATCCCAGCGTATCTGTTGAGAGGATCTTGAATGAAGACATCACATTTGAGATGTACAAAGACTTTGCTGTGTGTGCTAACGGAGCAATGTTCAGTAAGAAGGAGGAGGGATTCCTTCCAAAACTCATGAAGAAGATGTACGCTGAACGTAAAGCGTTCAAGACTCAGATGTTGAAGAGTAAACAGAAGTTAGTTGACATTGAATCTGAGATCAAAAGGAGAGGACTATGACTAACTTTGAAAAGATTACACCAGAGACATACGAAAAGATGAATGAGGAGTTTGAGGAGGAAGGTCTCGCCTTCCGAATCATTGTCCCCACCCAAGAACAAATTGATGAATGGAGGCAACGTGATTGACGACAATTTTAAAGACTCTTCTGTTAGAGCACAATTAGATAACATCTGTAAGATTTTGGGTGGTGAAGTGAGATATTACACTTGTTGTGATAAAACCACTCAACATCGAAAGATCGTAATTGAGTACGATCATCAGAAGAAATGAGATTATTGATCATAAGTGTGTTATTATTGTTGACTGGTTGTTCTGAACCAGAAGTTGTTATTGATCATGAGTGTATGAGTTATTACACAGGTAGGATTGGTCTTGTTTACGCTCAGGAGGTTTGTTAGTAGTGGGATACTTAATTGGAGGTGCTGGTGAAGGAGCAGAGCAGGAGATTGTAACTTCTGATAAAGATTACTCTGGTCTTTCTAACGAACAACTTCTGAAACTTAGAGACCAGACAGTCAAAGACATCGCGAAGTTTAACAACTTCCAGATGGTCAGAAAGATTACTCTTAACTCTTGTTATGGTGCCTTAGGTAATCAATACTTCAGGCACTTTAAACTTGCAAACGCAGAAGCAATTACTCTGTCTGGTCAAGTCAGTATCAGGTGGATTGAGAACCGAATGAATGGATTCATCAATAAGATTCTAAAGACCGAAGATGTTGATTATGTGATTGCGTCTGACACTGATTCCATCTACATTAACTTCGGTGGAATTGTTGACTCGTTCCTCAAGAAGTTCGACGGTGACAAACAGAAGACCGTTGACATGATTGATAAGATTTGTCAGGACCAACTTGAACCATTCATTGATAAATCTTATCAACAACTTTCTGAGTATGTGAATGCATATGATCAGAAGATGCAGATGAAACGGGAGAACATTGCTGACCGTGGGATCTGGACAGCAAAGAAGAGATACATTCTGAATGTGTGGGATAGTGAAGGTGTTCGTTATGAAGACCCCAAACTGAAGATCATGGGCATCGAGGCTGTGAAGTCATCAACTCCAGCTCCTGCTCGTAAGATGATTAAGGATGGACTGAAGTTGATGATGGAAGCAACTGAAGATGAGATGATTGACTTCATCGATACATCGAGAACTCAGTTCTATAACATGACACCAGAGGAAGTTGCTTTCCCACGTTCAGTCTCTGATGTTGAGAAGCATAAATCATCATTGAACATCTACGGAAAGGGGTGTCCCATTCATGTTCGTGGATCTCTCCTTCATAATCATTATATCAAAGAGAAAGGTTTGGAGAAGAAGTACTCCATGATTAACAACGGAGATAAGATCAAGTTTGTTTATCTGAAGAAAGCAAATCCAATCAGAGAGAATGTCATTTCTTTCAACAACGAGTTCCCACATGAGCTCGGACTTGCCAAATACATTGATTATGAATTACAATTTGAGAAAGCTTTCCTCGAACCAGTGAAGAACATTCTTGATGCAATTGGTTGGAATGTGGAGAAAACTGTAAACTTAGAACTATTTTTTGGATAATGGATTTTCTAAAAGAGATTGTAAAAGAGATTGGTGATGAGTACACTCAACTAGCATCTGACATCGACGAGACAGAGACTTATGTGGACACGGGTTCTTACATTTTTAACGGACTTGTTTCAGGGTCTATATTTGGTGGTGTATC